ATAAATTAATGAAACCCCTTAATATTAAAGAGAAGTTAAAATTGAGCTATTATTGTGATACTAAATTAACTCTTAGAAGAATAGTATAACCGTCAAAATGGGAAAGATTTATTAAGTTTGTTTTTAACAAGATATAACAATTAAATCAATACAGAAAATCACACCCAAATAAATTTACAATGATAGTTTTTGCGTTAATTTTTACATCATTTACTGTTTATTATTTTACGAGATCTAATAGAAAAAATCTAAGATATTTTATCAATAATGACTATAATGTAAGACCCATTATTAAAACAAGAACAATTGAGTAAAAATATCGGTTAACCCCAAGAATTTTTGTGTACCATTAGGAAGGGAAATTAATAAACCCAACCATTAAGAAAGCCATTAGGTAAAATTTGGATTTTGAGATGAATCGTACACAGATGGTATTGAACATGCCCTTTAAAAGTGAAGGACATCAGATTATGTAAAATAAACCAATTAAACATAATAAATTAACTTCAGCAAATCACATGACTAATGTAAATGCTAGGCATTTAGCTACTGCTCAAATTTTAACGCGCATACCAACAAATGCAAGTGTCATCACAATGGATCATAGTAATGGTTATTTACCAGCAACTTCAAAATTAATCATGTTAAGTAATTAGACATAATTGAAATGGTCTTCTGTGGTTAATGATACAACAGGTTATTTGGTCCATCTGAATCGGGATACAGTTTAAATAATCACATAAAATTTCCGTATGGACAACTTCAATCCTCAATATATAATTTCAAGAGACACTTATCATTCACCTGAAACTTACTTGGCTTTATTATAATTAGCTCTAAGGAATATTACTACTTCAGAAATTCTAATTATTAATTCATTTGTAGTTACGCGTCCTAAAGAATAAATGATGGGTGTACTGGGTTAAGCAACAATTTCTATTAGACCAATATTCGGAACTCCTTATGTGAAGTTAAATACAACCATGGGTGGAGAGGCTTTTCATTCTTAAATTATGTTTACTTATTAGGATATGTGCGCCATAGCAATTAAATTTGGTTTTACTGTGGAGACAACTAGTACTCTTCATGGCGACAATTGTTTTTATGGAACACTTAGATTATGTCGTGGCAGGAATCATATCTACCACCAAATTGGTTAAATTACTAATTATATTGCACCGAAAGTTTATGATGAAAAAGGTTACTTTGCCTAGGTTGAAACTGAAGCTCAAGAAATCTTGAACAAAAAATTAAGTTCCGTTGCAAAAGTTGCTTTACAAATCAAAAACCAAAAAACTCTGAAAATCGGTTAAGGGAAAATTAGAACAATTAAATTAACCAATCTGGATTAGATGACGCCCCTTTAAGTGTGGGTTTAAGGGATCAGACATAAATATTCAAATTTGAAATTGAAGTGTTTAAAATCATTGTTTGGGACTTATAATCGTTAATTGTCAGAAGATATGCAGGAGACAATCTTTATAGACATTTCAGGATAATTTTGCTTTAGAAAAAATTTACATTATTTATTGAATTAGAATTCCTATGCTAATTTTAGTTTTAATGGTAAATTAAGATATTAAGATTAATTTTTATCTAAACGAGTATGCACATTTAAAGAGCTTAAAGGTGGTCGAGTTTATTAATTGTAAGATTAAACTTACCATTTAATATTCCCTTGTGAACAACCAGATTTAGTTTCAGCGTTGCCATAAGCTAACGTTTTAATCAAAAATACAAAGTTTTATCGAGAAAATTTACCTTCAAAAAGAATAATTTAAACCTCCTGTACTTTTGTAGTTGAGAAAAACCCTGGTCCGAAGAATGAGTTTAATATTCCACGAAGACGAAAATCTACAACTAAGATGTTGAGAGAAAGTGTTAGGGAATATTAAATAGTTGAATTTAATGTATTACATTATGAGTTGCCTAATCACTATCTAGAATTTGATTTAAGTTAAACCATGACTTCACATCATCTTATTAAAGATGAGTATGATAGAATGATTAATCGAGGTTGGAACAAAACAGTATTACCATAATTAAAATGGTAATTAATTTTATTAGGGGAATCTGTAAAGTCTTAATTCCCGAATATACCAGACTATTAAACTATGTGTTCAGTATGTACTTGTCGAGATCGCAAAGAAAATTTATTTAAAATTGAGGATTAAACAACTGATTAGACGATAAATTTTTATTTTGTTTAATAATGTCCGCTTAATTGGCTACAAGCTATTTCTAGGCAATCGTCTGCTAGAGTCAACATAGATCCTAAATTAGTTTAACCAATACTTGAAATATCATAACAATTGATAGATTACACAATTAAGTAAATGATTAGGTTACGGC